CCGCCCATGCCCGGCATGCCGCCCATCCCACCCATGCCGCCTGCCCCGGCAGCAGAAGGGTCGCCCGGTTGAATCATCCACAAAAAGGTGCGATAGGGGACAGTCACTACGTCGCCGGCGTATTTTGAGGGCTTGCCGTGGGCAGTATCACTTTGGGTTGGTATTTTGCCATCGGCCGGGTTGCCGACTTCGACCGGCACTTTATCGTCGTCCTTGGGTGGCCCATTCAGTTTGGCGGCAAACTGCGGCTGGATACCAACATCCGTGCCCGCCTGAATGGACTTTTTCGTCCCATTGATATTCAGAGTAAACGTCTTGACGACGGGGAACTTTTGACCATTCCAATAAAAATTCTGGCCGAGGTAGTCCCGTGTCACCACGGTAGCAAAGGTGGCGGGTTGCTGTTTTTCCTGCTCACGCAGTAGGTTCCGGAAGCCAGCAAAGTGATTGATGAAAGACATGAGATTATGTAGAGAGGATCACAAAAAAAGCACTTTACGACAAGCTATATACCACTATCGAAGGCTTAGATAAGGAACATCAATGCTTTCTCCATACGGAAACGAATTTCGCGGCCTGATGAACATTTGGGACCGACAACGGCTAATCGAAGACATTCACGCTAAGAAGAACAGAATCAAAGCCTTGATCGAAGGCGGTCCACTCATCCTCTTCCTTAAGCACAAGGATAGTGGCGACATTTTCGGTGCGGACGAAGACTCGCGGGTGGTATTTGCACGCATGAAGCACCCAAGCAAGGACGAACCGCCGGAATGGGCCGACGAAGCATCTTTCATGGTCAACAACATGAGTAAACTCCTCAATGGCGAGGCGGACCACAACAGCATCTTCGGGAAAAAAGACCTTAGCAAACTGGACGTGCTGGAAGACAAGGACAGCCTTATCGACATGCTGGTAAAGGCAATCAAGGGAAGTGGTGCTCCGCCCCAACCCGGTATCGTTCTTCAGGTGAAAAAAGGAAGTCCCGGCAGTACTGAGTTCGGGAAGGACTTGCAAGAGTTATGACACTGCCTTTTGAGAAAACCGACCCGTCTGAAAGACAGTTCTGCTGTTTTGTCTGCGGGAGGGCGTTCAAACAACCGGAAGAATACCGTCAGCATATTCTCGAAAAGCACGAACAGGGACGCGACTATGTCATTTGCCCCCTGCAACGGTGTGGCTACCCTGTCCGGGACGTGCGGTCTCACTTCAAAGTGTACCACCGAAACGAGCCTCTGCCCACGGGCTGTCAGATGAAAGCGATCGTGTGGAGGGATCAGCGTGATCCGGGGGGAAAAAAGAAGCGGAAAATGGCTTTTCGGGATGGGGACTACCCGTCCAGAAAAAACGGGAAAAAACTACACTACAGATCCGGATACGAGCTCCAGGTTTATGAGTGCCTAGAAGGCATGGCCCACGTCGTAAAATACGACGTAGAACCTTTCGGCGTTCCCTACTCTTTCATGGGCGAACAAAAAACCTATTTCCCAGACCTCATGGTCCAGTTCGCGGACGGTCACACCGAAGTGTGGGAAATTAAACCAAGCAGCCAAACGGGATACGAAGTTAATGAAGCAAAGTGGGCGGCAGCCGACCGCTACTGCGAAGCCCGAGGATGGCATTTTGAAGTGAAAACGGAAAAAGGCATTCAACAATTAAGGAAACAACGATAAGTGGCGACGGGATCTACTTGCACTTGGTTAGTAACAATTGGTGGCAATGTCGTTAATTCTGGCTCTTCTAGTGCCGGATGCTGTCCACCATGCAACTGCGGGCCAGTCCTGGCCCTGACTCAAACCAACCTAGTCAAAAGCCTGCGTCAACACCCCCTGTCCAAAAAGAAAACAATAGCTTGCACGCCAGCCATACTACTTCAATAGTATGCCGAACCTATACTACCGCTTCAATCACAACCTTGGGGATAGCGTCTGTTTTGCCCACTTGCTGCACCTCTACAGGTCCCGCAACTACACGATCGCATGCGACAGCAACCACGAAGCACAAGTCGCTTTCGATGCCGCTGGAGTAATCCATCACAAAGGTCCCACCTTTGAGGCAGCACACGTCATCGCCCATCCCTGGTTCTTTTTCAAAGGCTATAACGAGCCGACGCCGGACCCGGACTGGAGCGGTTCGCAGTTGGCCTCAAACCTTAATCGGAGCCCTCTTCCGGTCCTTCGCGAACCGTTCGAGGCCCTGTGGGACGAACTGTGTAACACTCGTCTGCAAAGCGGGGGGCTGATCCCATCCACCGTGCGAGACTCAGTGCGAAAATTCGTGGGAAATCTGCCAAAACCCATTGTGCTCGTGCAAACAACCGGGGAGTCTCGACCAGAGGTCACGGACCTCCCCTCCGACATCATTGCACCACTTTGCTGGAGCGTCTTACGCAGTACCAAAGGCAGCATTGTTGTCTTGGACGAGGATGGCCGCAACCCAGTTCCCTCGCATCCGAGGATCAAAGTACTACGGAATGGCATAAAAGACGTAACGACCTACCACCTCCTAAGTCTTTTCGAGGAAGCTGGCGTGCTGGTTGCCGTAGTCGGGAGTGCTTACCAACTGGCAAAACTATCAAACATACCTGTTGTAGGCATCTGGCCCTGGCTACACCCCTCCTGCAACACACTGCCTAACCTCAATGCCATCAACATGGTTCCCAACGACCTGCGATTCAAACTCGTCAACATAGCTCGTATGCCCCGGTGGAACATTGTTGAGTACGACGGCCTCTTCCCCGACACGGCCACTGTCGCAATCCACGCCAGCAGATTTCTAGAGGCCCCTCGGTACTTGCCTGGCCACTATCGTGGCCGCGACGTAATGATGCAGCATTGGGTACGTGATCTATCAGACGTTAAAGGATTGGACTGGCTCTTGCGAGAGATCAAGTCCCGGTATGTCGAACCAGACATCGTGGAAGTTGGTTGTAGTAAGTACAAAACAGACTGGTCCGGGAGAGGTAACTCAACTTACCTCCTGGCCGCTATTGCAGATTCGACGGGCGGGACCTTTACCTGCCTCGATAAGGATACGTCTGCTGTCGCCAAACAGTGCAAAAAGTGGAATAACGGCGTTTACCTCTCGGCCAACACCAGCGAAGCCATCGCTTGGGACCAAGGACTAATCGACGTATTGTTCCTCAACGAGGAGATAGACCTAAGTAACTGCCGTGGCCTTCACAAAGAGTCACTTGTGATCATTAACAAAAACGGCAATGTGGCTGTGAGGGAAGAGCGTCCCACGACAGCCACAGTAGCTGATTTAAGCCTTAGTCCTGCTCAACCAGCACGGCCTTGATGTTATGCACTTCGACAAGGCCACGCTCTCTGGCGTTCCCGTCATAATTAGGAATTGACTACCCGACAACTATATTTTTCGTTTACAATACTACTTTATTAGTAACACAACCTTTCTACGCTAGGAGAAATAATATGAAAAAACCCAAGCCAATCATTGGCGTTAAGCCAGTCCTTTCCCAAATACTCATCGAAAGATTAAATGCCGCAGAGGCAGTTGGAACTGTTCTGAAGATCAAAGATGATAGCGACTACGGTGCTCCACAGGCGTATGTTCTAGCATTAGGTCCAACCATTAAGCCAGAGGAGTGCGGCATCAAAGTCGGCGACCGTGTCGTACTTACAGGAAATTACACTCCAATAACTAATTTTGATGGATCTGCACGCGAAAAAGGCATTGTCGAGTTGCATAACATCAAAGCAGTTCTAATTGAAAACAATGAGTAATCCAAAAATTACAGTTGTATGTGAACATTGTGGCAATAATACAGAAAAACATCAGTATCTTGTCAACAAAGGCTATGGGAAATATTGTGACTTTCAGTGTTATGCATTATCAAAACGAAGTGACAAAAACGGACTGAAATGTTGTGCCAAATGCAAGGTCTACAAACCTGTCGGCGACTTCTCTGTGCGTAATGGTGGTTATGGAAAACGGCCCAAAGCATATTGTATGTCTTGCATAAATGCTAAGTGCAGAGAAGTTGCTCGCAGTACGCACGACAGGTTTGTAAGGTCACGAAGATCAGCAAGAAAACGAAGGAGCCTCGAATGGACCATTATCGAATCTGAATATGAGATTTTGATCAAGATGCCATGTCATTATTGTGGTGGCCTCCTTGGCGTCACTGGTTGTGGTTTGGATCGCAAAGACAACAACCTTGGATATACAGCAGAAAATGTGGTCCCGTGTTGTCGTCGATGCAACGTGGTTAAGAATGACTACTTTTCCTATGATGAAATGCTCATTCTGGCACCGTCATTAAAAGAAATCCAGAAACGAAGATATCCGTCGCACACTCCTTAAAGTTGTTGTTGCGTGTTAGCAATAGTCATCGCTATTGTTCTTGACATTACGCCACCAGTAAGGCCCTAGCTACCCAAATACCTTCGTCCAGGTTGTCGGTAATAAAGCCGGCCATTTCCTCAATCATCGCGTGCATATGGATATTGTCACTCTCCATACAAAGGACGATCGGCTTCTGCCAGGCGTCGGCCCACGCAATCTCCAAGAGTGTACCGATCGAAACCTTCTTCGCTCCCAGGAGGTTCACGAACAGAATGTCGCAACGCTGCACGTCGAAGCGGTCACGTATCTTGATGGCTCGCTTGGTCCCCAGAATATGCTCGTAGTGGTCCTGAATGGCGTGTTCGAGCTTCAAAAAATCGCCGCACCGCATTGGCGAGAGGGCCTCGATGCCGTAATGGGCTAAAGCCTCACTAACATACTCTCGCCAGGTGGTGGCTTTTTCGTAGGACAGGCCACTGATGGGGCCGGACAAAAAACAGGTCTTACTCACTGATGATACCTTCTCCTAGTGGAAACTTAATATCGTTGGTGACTCAAGGCTTTGAACCGCTCCTTCATGGGCAGTTTCCAGATGCCCTCTTCGGCAATGCGAATTACTTCAGCCAGGCTGATCGGGCGGTAGCCCCAGACATCGACGCCAACGTCGATGCCGCACTGGACTGGGTTGACAATGCCCTCGCCGTGCATGTGTCCATGCAGGTTAATGGCCCCCTTGTCCCAATGATGGGAGTAAAGCATGGGATAGTGGCACATGACCAGAAGCCTTCCCTCCCGGCGAATCTCAAAAATATCATGACATCGGCCTTTACCGAACGCCCGGCGGAACTCACGGAAGGCACGATTTTTCTCATCATGGTTGCCGTAGATCAGGTAGACGTTCTGACAATTGATTTTGCTCCTGGTCTTGATGCCCTTCTCCACCGAACCGAAGGCGAAATCGCCCAGGTGGTAGAGTGTATCCGTCTTTTTCACAAAACGGTTGACATTTCCAATGATGGTTTCATCCATCTCCTGGGTAGACTCAAAAGGGCGGGCGTGGCCCCGGATGATGGCATCGTGATTGTAGTGGGTATCCGACGTAAACCATTCCATGTCATCATCTCCTCGGATAAGACTTACTGCTTTTTGATACAACCAGCGATCGTGGACAGGGCCTCATTGAACAACTTCTGGGCCTCGGCCTTCTCTTGCTTGGTCGCCTCACGCCACTTGCCGTCCTCAAATACGGTGCCGTCATCGAAAACTACCACGCTAACCAATTTTCGGTTTAACTTAGAGTATCCGATGTCGCGTTCCCGCCTGGTAAAACCAGAGACCACGTTACCACGGATAAAAAACCTCTGGACAGTATCCACTGTCCCGTCGCATTTTGCATCCGAAAAATGGTATTCTCGAAAAATTCGCGGCTGACTCATTTTTAACTCATTGGCAACCACGTCGGCTGGGGTTTGCAAACGATCGAAATCAACATTTGTGACGTAATACCCAATTGTCAGCGTCTTCGTGCCGTCTTTGTTGTGGTAGACAATCACTTCGTAAAACGAGTGCTTATCATAGTAAGTCTTCTCATATGCCTCGCCACCGCCTCCTGAGCCGGAGTACTCGTAATTTCGACCGTGTTCGATAACGTGATTGACAACAGTGGCATGATCGCCGCCGTGACACAACAGAGTTGCCAGGCCCAGTAAGAAAGAAAATAGAGTCATCAGTCCACCTGTCGAGTTTGTTGCACAACCAGTTTCTGCCAGCCATACTGCTGCAATTCGAGAGAGTCAGGAATGTCGGCGGACATCCAGGCCAAAGCGACCTTAAATGACTTCGTGTTTCTGTCGTAAACAACCGCGTTAATCTTTACTTCGTGATCCCCAATATAACCGCGAAGGGCCATGCCCGGGTAGGGGATAAATTCCTCCTCGACGGCCGCGACCATCCGCTTGGCGTCGTTGGAAAGGATGTTCAATCTCCATTCGTACATCGTCTAATCTCCTGTGTGCATTTCAAGAATATTGTGTCTGCTCGCGGTGGAATTGCAGCACCGTAACATCTTCCTGTGTCTTTCGGGACAAGTCGGCGATCAGATCCTTGATCTTCACGTCCGGGCTTTTCACGAACTGTTGCTCAAGGAGATCCTCCACGCTGGCAGGGTCGGCTCCGACCACTTGCTGGGCCAGGGAGGTGCCGAGCTCTTTGAACTCCGCCATCTTTCCCACAAAATCAGTATTGCACCCCAGAGTAAGCAATGCCGCAATGCGGTTATTGTGATTGTAGTGGAAGATCGCCGCGTAGCCAACTTCCTTTGCCGGCTTCCGCTTCACCTTGGACTCGATAAGGTCCACGGCGGCGTCAACATTCCACTCCATCTCAGACAGGGCGTCCTTAATCTCAACCACTCCGGCCCCGGTCCTCTCGCGAACTTCCTTGACCAGCTTTACCAGATCCTTGGTACTCGGCATGTTATCCTCCTACTCAATCTCAACTTCGTTTGTTAGAATACGCTTTCGCTCTTTGTCAACAACATCCGACATTTCTCTAACCGCCTCAGTCAACTTCTGGTTTTCAACCTGAAGACGAATATTACGAGCTTCCAAAATCTTTAGTTGTTGACGAAGACTTGCTTCTTGTTGTCGTTCTTTCAGTGACAACTCCACAATCTGTGCCGGAGTCACTGCCTCACGAAACGCGGCCAGTTTACCAGCAAACTCCTCTGCTCCAGCAGCCGCCATTTGCTGCCACTCCACGTTGAGAAACTGATCGACCTTTTCGGCCACATACTTCTTCATTTCATTCAGTTTCACGGTATACTCATCGTAAAGTTGAACTTCCAGTTGCTCGTTCTTTTTCCTCTCCTCCGTGAGTGCCTCGAAAGCCTCCTGGTATCCCTCTTCGAGGGCCTGCTCATATTCCAGTTGCTGGTCATCGAGATACTTCTTCAGTTGCTCAATTTCCTTTTCCTTTTCCGCCAAGGCAAGTGTTCCAGCCGTCTTACTATTTTGGAGTTGCTGTTGCAGATCAACTACCTGCTTATTGAGCAGTTCCACAACTTCGTGCAGTTCCACTTTCTTTTTACCTTCTAAGCTCATTTCTCTCCTTAAAACCAGTCGTTCGCGTCGTCTGGTGGCCCGTCCTTGGGCTTGCCTCGGTACGCACCAACCCAAATAAGTTGTTCTTTCGCCCTTGAAGCGGCCGTATAACTCCATCTTATATGATCCCACATCTTACAAACCTGCTCCAGAACGAGGACAATCGACCATTCATCACCTTGACTTTTGTGGCAGGTACAACAATACGCCCAATCGAATGGATTAGTCCCATCCAAGTCAATGTCCTGTGGCATCTTTTCGGTGCCCCACACATCCGGGTGGTAGCAAACTCTCTTGAACTTGCCAATGTCCGTGTCGATGTCGAACACGTTGCCCTTGTGTAAATAAGTGACCCAGCCCTGCATTCCATTAAAAAGCCCAATCTTCTTATTATTCCTCAGACACATGACCCTCTCCCCAACTTGGACTTTTTTCTCGTAGCCGAGGAAGGACCGCACCTTCACGTTGATATCCACACGGGTCTTGTTGTAAGCACAAATAATCTGGTCGGCTGCCTCCATGACTTTTTTCGAGCCCAGGACGGCCTTCTTGTGATAGGCCGGCACAAACTGGACCTTGCCCTCGGTCGGGAACTCTTCTGGATTTTTCCCCATCCTGATCCACTCCGCAAAGTGGGCAATTTCACCTGCGTTGCGGTGGACTTTCTCCAGCTTGTAGTCCGGGTCCTTCATGAGGTTAGGATTGTTGCCGACCGGCTCCAGCTGCCCGTGGTCCCCGACAAATATCATAGGCTTGCCGAAGGAGCGAAGGTCTTCATAGAGCTCGGCATTAAGCATGGAGCTTTCATCGACTAAGAAGCCGTTGTACTCGACATGCTCACGAAGCTCGAAGTGGACCTGGTTCTTTTCCTCTGGCACGGGGATATAAATCAGACTATGAACTGTAGCCGCTTCCCCGAGCCCCTTTTTCCGTAGGACGTTAGCAGCCTTACCGGTAAAAGCACAAACCGCAAAGCCTGGCAGGCAATCTTTCAGGTGGCGAATGAGGGTCGTCTTGCCCGTGCCAGCGTAACCGGACAGGGTCACTTCCTGCTTATGCTTGATATCCTTGATGACACACTCAGCCACTTCCTGTTGTTCATCAGTCAACTCAGGCATTATAGCTCTCCACCAACTCAGCCACTTCCGGAATTACGATGTCGTCAATCTTGGCATACAGGTCTTCAATACTGCCGTCGTTGACAAGGAATATGTCAAATGGGATGTCTAGTTTGCAGTCTAACACGCCCTCGGGCACCGGCTTCATCGCCCGCAGGGTGTTGATGAACGGCATGAGTTGCTGCTCGGAATCATTTTTGATGTCGTTCTCAAAACCAGGACGCCACATCAGAATACTCAAGCCACCTTCTTGGCGGATTTTCTTGACTTCGTTGACGTATCGCACGTCAGAAATAATCTGGTGATACCGCAAATCACGAAATGCCAATTCGATCCAGATGTTTGGCTGCATCTGCCGGAAACCATCGCCGATGAATATGAGTGACTCTCTGACGTTTTTGATAAACCCTGGCGGCGGGTCGGCTATTCGCTTCCACTTCTCCACGAACTCCCAATCGACGTTAAACGTATCCATGAACACTTTCTTAACGGCGTGGGCAAAACCCTTCCTAATCCAGTGGCCGTAATGGTCCGTGAGATTGAGCTTGTCACAGAGATAATCCGCTGCGGTGTCCTTGCCACAAAATAATTGACCGGCAAGTCCGAGAGTCAGGTATTTCATTCGGCTCCCATTCTCAGTAATAGAAGTGCTATATCAAAGACATCGTCTATCTGGCTTGGAAACTTTAGCCAGGTCTGACTTTATCCAAGAGTAAGGGTGCGATTATGGCGATCGAAAAGATTTGCAAGAATTGTCGGCTGTATAATGAAAGAGACGGAGTGTGCTCGGTCAACATCATCTACGAAGGGACTTACTACGAACTCCCTGTGTTGCCGAACGACCCCTGTTTCTGGGAACGTGAAGACATTCCGGTCCAGATGGTCCGTGCCTGGTCGGACGGGAGAAATGGTTTTGTGGAAAGAACGGAAGATGAGTATTAGTAGGTTGGTCGCCTGCTGTAGCTGAAAACGGGGACCTCCAGAGAATCATGAAGGTGGAAAGAGCCGCAGCACGCAAGACAAGTGCCGACATAGTGCGGTTGGCTGTTGTTGAGAAAACCACAGTCATCGCACTTCATCGGCGGCTGGAGGCGTTCAAAGCCGCCTTCCACCACCTTAGCCCGACAAGACGGGCACCGCCAGTCGTCAAACTGATGGCCGTGACCGATGTAGCCGCACGCGATGTGCCTGATAAGTATGTCGCGACACCTTTCTCCGACCCTGCGTGACATGCACTTGCGGCACCCTTTCCGCACGGACAAGACCGCATAACACTCCGGGCATGCGTGATAGAAATCCACCGTATCGCAGGCCAGGACCCCAATTTTCACCCACTTGTCCAGGACTTTTTCAGAGACACCATATTCGTACAGAAGTTTGTCCCTGTTGAAAACCGGTTTGATATTTTCATCGTCAAGGAGAGAATTGGTAATATTGTCCTCCTCTAGCTGCATGATTGCAGGAGATGTCTCCCCATCATCGTGCCGCACGGAAGTCAAGCACTCCCTGAGCCAATAGGCGTGAGCCATCTCCTGGACGATCACCGAAACGCACGGCATGGACTCCTGAGACGCAACAGTGATGGTAGCATCCTTGTGATCTTGGACCACCACCCTGAGCTTCCTCCCGGGCATGAAACCATCCTCAATCGGGATCAGCGTTAACCCGTCGCCCTTTTTCATTTGACCGACTCCTTGGCCTGTTCGATCAACTTCGTTGCCGTTTTTTTTGTACAAGTAAGAGCTCGCATGACCTTCTCCGGCTCGGTCGCCGCCACCTCTGCCACGGTCTTAAGGCCGTGATCAAACAACTTCTGGGCCTTGACCTTGGCGATACCGTCGAGGCTGGCCAAGTCCAGCAACTCCACAGGGAGACCAGTTCTCACACGCTGTTCCAATTCGCCAAACCAATCCTTCATGCCCCACTGATGGGCCATCATGTCCAGGGCCTGAAGAACCTGCTTGACGCGGCCAAAATCGAATTTCAGCCCCGCCATAAGCCCATTAAAGGTTTGGCTTCGTATGCCACGCATCAAGCAGTAGTAGGAATAAGCCACCTTCATTGCACCGTCACTGTACCACCCGTTGGGGGCGATGTTTTTGATTGCACCGGCCTTATAGAGTCTTGACTGATAGCTTCCCATCTCCTCTTTCTCGGCGTTGCTGGCAATCTTGGAACGGTGCGTGTCAGTCCAGGCCAAAGCAGCAGAGACCCAATAGTCATTCGTTTGCCGGCCCTCTTTGAATAGGCGGTTGAAATTCTTCGCCAAGTCGGCAACGTCAAACGGATTGTAATAGAACATCGAGGCGATCCGACCACTGGCGTTAGCCTTAAGAACACCAGCGTCTTCCTTGACCGCCCCACACCGAATGAGATCCCCGAGTGTATTTTCAACGACGTGATCTTCCAGATTCTTGTTCTGGAAGTGGGCCAAAGTGTCCTCGTACCAATCATGTACTTCATCGCGTGTCTCCACGTCTTTGTGGTGAATCTCGCTAACCAGGTGGAACGCCAGGACTTTGTTGCAGCGGGGGCTTTTCGGATTAAACAGTTGCGATTCGATTCGCTGCGGTTGCGATAATCGGTGGATATGGTCGGCCATGTTAGAACGTGGCAACAGCATGTAGACATCACCGGCTGGGTCAAATTGCGGCCGACCAGCCCGGCCAAACTCCTGGTGGATGTCGTAAGTCGCAACGATGTCCAGTCCTCGGTAAGGCCCAAGAATTATCACTCGGCGAGCAGGTAAATTTACTCCCCAAGCCAAGGTGGATGTGGCGACAACCACCTGCAACTTGGGGTCGTTCTTGAAGCGATCCTCCACATCCCACCGTTTCCACTTATCCAGTTCGCCCGTGTGCATCTCACAGTCGTAACCGGCTCGCTTCAGGCGTCGATGCATCATTTCCACGATCTTTTTGCCGTGGCCGAAGACTAGAAACTTGTCCTCGCTGTGCCCGTCAATAATCTCCAGGGCCTTGTAGACCTTGCTTTCCTCTTTGCCCTCGTAAGAATAAATGTCGTCGTCATACTTCTCGTAGTGGACATGGAGAGGGCAAGGGCGGTACTCGGACTCCAGATAGTAGGTGTCACGACCAGTCAGGTGAGAAATCCAACCACTGATCTGGTCCACGTTGGGCATGGTGGCACTCAGGAGAATGATCCGGCCGTCCGGGTTGAGCTTGCTATACTTGATGAGGCCAGACTCAAGGTGGTCACCACGACCAGGGACGGTAAGCAGGTGGGACTCGTCGATCACGACCGTGCCAACTTCTTTTAGCCAGGCGTTGTGTTCACTCTCGTAGTTCCTCCCGCGACTGTTGAGCATTTCACTCGACATGACCACCATGTTGGCAGCGGCAAGTTCCTTTTTTCTCGACGGCGTCAACAGGTAGTCGCCAGTGCAGATGGACACGTTGAGGTCCGCAAAATGGTGACCCTTCTTCGTCCAGTCCTCTGACTTCTCCTGGGCGAGGGCCTTGAGGGGAGCAAGATACATGCCCTTGCCTCCTCGCTTGCGGACCTCATGCCCAAGGAGCATTTCAGCACATACCGTCTTCCCCGCACTCGTTTTCGCGGCAATCGCGGCGTTGCCTGGCTTGTCGAAAAACTCAAAAACCCGGCTCTGGACAACATTGAATTTCTCAAACGGAAATGTCCCGTACTGGTACTGTGAAGTGGTGACGAGCTCGGGTTGGTCGCCCACCTTAATGACTTCTGGCATCTACAACCTTACCGTATGATGTGAATTTGATTATGCTTCCTTGCCGACGAGATGGTATTCTTCATGCTCCTCCGTCTCGTCGTCATCCTCATCTTTCTCCTCCGGCTCTGCGACTGGTTGTTGCTCCTCTTTGTCCAGTTCTTCGCGATACGCCAATGCACCCCACGGATTGTCTTTGTAGTTCATTAGATGCCCCTGGAGCTTCGCCATGCTGTACTTGTGGTCCGGGATGGAGGAGACAAAGCCTTCCACGAGGTCTGGATCAAGGTGCCTAAAACTGGCGTAGAACCGCTCGAACAACTTGCGAACCTGCGACTGGACCGCGTGGCGAATCCGGACTTCGTAATCGATGCGGCCCGGACGAATCAATGCTGGGTCAAGTTTATCCTTGTGGTTAGTGGTCATAAAGATGATGCGACCGTCCTTGCCGCCAACGCCGTCGAGGGCATTCAGCAGACCCGAGAAAGTCAACTTGTCGCTTGTCTCCTCTTTCTTCTTTCTCTTTTCAAAGGCACAGTCCACGTCTTCCATGAGAATGATCGAATTGCTACTGACACTGGTCAACAATTCAACCAACAAGGAATCATTCATCCCGGGTGCCTGAAGACTCAGGACATAAATGTTCATCTTCAGAGCACTGGCCACAGCGGCAACGAGTGATGTGTTGTGTGTCACTGTAAAATCACCCAATAGAAACAACCCGTCTCCGTCAAGCTCGAAACCGTAATAATCTCCTTCTCCAATGTCCTTTAGAGTGATGCCAGTACGCAATACAGACTTCTTCTGACGCCTCGGTTGACATTTTTTCCGGTTAAGCCGAACCGGCACAACACTGAGATCGCCAGAAATTAAAACGCGATAGTAAGTACCGACTTTTTCGTAACCAGGATTACAACACTTCTTTTCGGCACGAGAGACGTAGGCAGCAAAACCAAGAGAGCGGGCCAAGTAAGCCAGGTCATCTGCCAACTTTTTCGACTTCGTAATATAATCGAAGCCGCCGTAGTTTTCGCTACCATCAGTATCCATCAAACCAGCGAGAACTTCCAAACGTACCTGCCTATTATTCACCTTATACTCATACGGAATGTGTTTCGAGGCAAAAAGATTATGTTCTTTAAGGAACTCTCGCAAGATATTCGGAGCGTACTTACGTTTGCTCCCACCAGTATCATATTGAGTTCCGCTGACTGATAAAGTAATGCAATTGCCGTGGCATTCAAAGGCATTCAAATAATGCCCATTCTTCCAGCAAAATTCATCTACCGCATAAGCCACATCGGCATCCCCAGTGGTCACATCAGGCTTGTCATTTGTGCCGTCTCCCAACCAAACACCAAACAAATAAGGGTCAATTTTAACTGGCTGGGACTGGAAATCCACGCCGGTTCGCCACCCCTTGGCATAGTGCTTGAACTTTTTTGACTTCTTAAGCCACTCATGCACTGGGATGTTGACCACTCCCCCTCGTCTGTGGCCACCAGCCGAACGACTCATTTGAAGGGAGAGAACATGAGATTCATTTACCTCATAAGGTTCACCCTTAACGGGATGCACGCGATACATTCGTTCTCGACCTCTCGTGGTGCCAAGGACCCGACGAGCCGTAGAATCCGGTCCCATCAACAAATCACCACTTTTCACTTCTTCCACGGGCTTGATAGTGCCATCAAACATCAATACCGGAGTACCTTTGCCGAGACACTTGCCATTGCCTGGGTCACCGTAGAGCAGGTAACCGCGACGGTAGGGAATGCCCAGGTCGGTGTACCACTTGTAGGACGACAAAAACTCCCTGATGTTATCCAGCACCTTCAAGTGTTCGTCGTCCGCCAAAATCACCGACTCAATCGAACGCGGGCGAATACGATCGGCAAGCTCCCAATGCCCGTACCAGCGAGTCTGGGCCACTCGCACATCGATCTTGTTGTCGCGTGGCAAGGCCACGTCGCGGGCCTTTTCCAGTAAGAGTCTAGGGAGCTCCTGGTTGCGGCTGAAGAAAATGACCGTGTAGCCTTCGGAACGCATCATGTTCCCTAGATCGCCCAGCAGGCCACTGCCGCCTTTTCCGCTACCACCCTCGTTTCTTTTGCGGTAAATGAGCATCGGCCGACCAGCGAACCAAGAAAAATGAGTTCCCGGTGCCGGCGTCAAAAAGATGTTCGGACGGTTGTCCTTCGACTGATCCGGAGAGAAATCTTCCGTCTCGTCATCGCCATAGAGTTTGCTCTTGTGCCGCGTCACAACCGACACGTCCCTCATCTTCTTCTGATGCTTGGCGAAATAAAGACTGACCCATTTGAATGCCTCGTCACGGTCTTCGATGTCAAGAGTCACGGTGACGCGGCGTTTGCAGAAGCGAAAAATATTTCCCGGAATGGCCCGCAAATAAACCACGGCCCAGCCGCAAAGGGCGAGCAATGCACCCCCGGTGATAAACTGATTGTTGGCAAGCCACTCACCGAAATTGAAGTCAGCGAACATTCTCTATCCCCCTAGCTAGGCACGCTCAAGTCGTCCCCCAGAAACTCTTCGACGGTCACTTTGATCTTACTCGGGACGCGGACTGGACAAGTCGAGTAGGTGTAGCACATATTGCCGTGTGCATCTTCCTGAGCGACAATCTCAGCATCTTGGCACTCGCGGGGAGGAGACTTGAATTCGGCGATGATGTCGAAAAGATTTCTAAAAAGCTGGTCCATACAGACGAATTGCTCGACCGCCTCTTCTTCGTCGTCCCGGGTGATCTCACCGCCTTTGGTTGTCAGGAAGAAGGCGAACATGAATTTCGTCAACTCTTCCCAGGTGTCTTTCAGGTCTAAGACACAGTCGAACAAGTCATTTTTTCGTTCCCGCCAATACTGAAACTCCTCCCATCGCGACTCTAGCTCGCTTTTACTCTCCCACTCCTCGGCAGTCGGCTTGTAGTACTTCTCCATGACGCCGCACTCGCAAGCACACTTGCAGAGGTCGTCGCACGCTGGGCAGAAGTAAATCCGGTGCCTGGCACAAAACAACAGGTTGGAACCGCAGTGATGTTTGTGGGCACGGGCATATGCAACCTGTTTCTCCTCGGCACAAAGCGGGCAGTTGCTCACGCATCGCCCGCAGTACCACTCGCCGTGCTGCTCGCAACGTGATTTGGGGAGGCCGCAGCGGCACAGGTTGTACTTCGGACAAAGCCGGCATCTTTGTCCACACTTGTTGCAGTAGTACTTTTTGTGAGACGAGCAGAATTCCATTGCCCCGCCGCACTTGTGGTACATCACCCCAGACCGCGTGTAGCAGCCATCACATTTCAGGCAAACTCCATCGCATTCCAGACAGTAAAAACCATGCTTGGGGCAGTCTCGTGCTGCTATTTTGCTGCACGTCCCGCACTGAAGCAACCCACTTCTGCCCTTGGCAACCGGAGGCTCCTGACCACGGATCTCTTTCTTGCCGCACTTCAGACAGCCCAGGCCGCAGCGAATGCAGTAGTATGAATCGTGCTGATCGCAGTGTGCTGGTTGCCATTTCAACCGGAGGTTTTCGCATTCCGGGCACTTCTTGTCGCACCGCGTACAAAACCAACCGTGGTAAGGGCACTCGGCCAAGGGATAGTTTTTCGGCACCACCACAATACTGGTCACGTCGGCCGTAGGCACTATTTTGGCCCTCGCGTGAATCGCACCGGACTTGCACATCGGGCATAGCCCGTGGCAAGTTTTGCAGAAGAAGACCTTGTGTTGGGTGCAATAATCACTAATGCCCTTAAAACGGACGCCCCGGTCGTAACAACTGCATTCTGGAATAGTGGCCCGAGAGTCTGAAACCTTGTAGAAGTTGGCATCACACTTTGGACAGACATTCCGGCCCTTGGTACATCGAGGACAGTACCAAGTATCGTGCTTAACACAACGAGTCGTCTCCGACGTTCCGTCTCCCCCGGGACAGCCGCATCGCTTTCGGATGGCGAGTCTCTCAGGGAGAACGGGAGTGCTGCTGCCGACAGGGACGAGGGCAGTGCATGGCTTTTTGGGCTTTGCCTGGGCACAATCGGGACAGGTTCCCTTTACAGCACACGTTTTGCAGTAGCGAACAGAGTGTAGTTCGCACCGACAGAGGTCGCTGCGTTTAACAGCCTTATCGCAAAAATCACACGTCGTATTTTTTTTCTGCCGCTCACGACGCTTCTGGGCACGGCGTTCTTTATCGCCTTCCGGAGCAGTGGTCTGTGCCATGACGTTGTCCCTTTGTTGTGAGCATTCCGGACAAGAAATTTCGTAAAAGAGTCCGTGCTTATCACAAAACTCGTCATCCGAATTGAGCGGTGCATTACGAGCAGCAACGGCCATTGTCATGCTCCTAACACGGACTGGCCCTGGCGACCTAGCCACGACCTCGACGCTTGGACTCATACTCCAACTGGCCTAAGAGGGCGTCCAACAGGCCGTCGAACTCCTCGTATGTCCTGGCGGTTTTTAGCCAGTTGTCCATTCCTTCGTGCCTCTGCACCGTAGCGAGGGCTTCGGCGTTGTCGCCTTGAAAGCCCTGATCCAGCCGCATACACAAGGCTTTGAGTTCCTCGTCATTTAGTGCGGCGACATACTCTTTTACTACATTTGGTACTTTGGAGTCCATAACAGCAAATCCTAACGATGATTGACAGGGAAAAACTAGAGGAAGTATTGCGAAAAAATTGGACGCACTTCCTCGATTCAAAAAAACTGATGGCCAGGGTGCTTCAGGACGCAAACTCTGCTGCCGATACATTCCATATCGTCAAGAAGAAAAGCAGACCTCAACGCAACATGGTTCAAATCAGTGTGTCCAGGTGCCAGCCGACTTGTGCCGGGTTCTTGCTCTGGGTGGAATTTTTCATACCCCGGGACCCGCATGCCTACCTAGGCACGGCCGAATACCTTTTGGGCGAGCAAAACGACCCCACCTTGCGGCAGATCATTGGCACTAAAATTACGATGGCAAAAGCAGTACGCGAGTAGCTGGTGCCTGGACGAACTGAAATCCGTCGTAGCACCGTGCCTCAACCTGTGGTCGCAAGGGAATTGGGATGGGCGTCCCCTCCCGGTCCACGGCCACACTCCAGACATAGAGTTTCCGTCCTAAAACAATAAACTCCGTAAGGCCCAACTCACGCTCTCCCAGGAATTTCGTAGCACACCTGCAAACAAGATGGAAAGGCAGGAAAGGCTGATACTTGGAATACATCTGGAGGGTCCAAAGGTCGAATTCCTGGTAGTGGTCCTTGGCCAAATAAAACGATACCTCGTAGCCGCCAACGACCAATTCGCTTGTCTTCAAGACGGCGAGATCAGACTCATCTTCCTTCGTCTTCTGATACGGGAGCAGGAATTCGGCCATCCGCTTCATGTCAGTGACGGCTTTTTCAAGCTCATCCATTTCGTCCTTGGAGCTCCTTTAGTCTCGCCGCCGCGTACTCTAGGTCTCGCTGTGCCAGATCCAATTGACGCCTGGCCTCGGCCCGTTTGCTTTCGGCAGTACGCTTCTCGCGTCTTTTCATGAGGCCCTGGTAGTACTCTTCGACGTTTTCCGTCTCGACCTCAGACTTCTTGACCTCGTACTCATAGGTCACAATTTCCAACTCACCCTGCTCTGCTTTATCGTAGGCATAGCCGTGGCCATAGTGGTGACTGCGAAGACCTAGGTGTGAGCTCAAAGCGGCCCGGGAGTACCACTCCTTACCTTTCTCGCTGAAAGTCGGATAGGCCCCTCCGGTGCTAAAAAACCCGGTTTGCTTGCAGCGGATTTTATAGACCTTGTAAGTCTCTGTACCGGCTGGCTTCAGTTCATGAATCTCTACTTGGTTCTTCATCGGTTGCCTCTGTTGTTGATTGTTCCATTACTGGTTTAATGTGTTCGAGCATCAGCACCCCACGTTCTGGGTTGCTAATGATGCGGAAAGTTTTGCCAACAAGGTGCTCCTCGTCCACTACCCCTCCCTCCCAGAAGCAAATAATCTTCGTCCTGAGCGGGGATTTATCGAGAGTGGCCTGAAGCATGATTTGCGGCTGAACTGTCTCTGACATTGCTAGTCCCTTTTCATGAAGTCTGCTGGATGACGAGTAATGGCCCAGACTCGCGTCCGGCCGGCATTCCCCAGCTAACAGGTCATTCGGTTGGTGTGCTACGACGCCAAAGAGGTCTTATGTCCAGAGGCACGAACAAACGTCGGGCTACCGTATCTTCAAGGGCCACGTTATCGGGGAATGCCTCGTGCGTGTGACCGCCTCACTCTTTAACTGATGGACGCTGTAAATCCCACAGCCCAACTGTCAAGACGACCGACTTCATACCGCTGCTACGCAGGCCGGCATACTTATGTAGTAATTCTCAGTGGTTATTCCGGTCATGTGACGGTCACTTCCTGCACCGGAATGACATTTTTCGCGGACGTAATTAGGCCGTATGTAGACTTGTCAAATGTAATAGAGATCATGAATCTATCGCGGCCCTCAATCGTCACTCCCGAAACAGTTCCCACATTCGCACTATCCCTTGTCCGTACCCGGTCGCCCTTCTTGAAAGGGAGTTGAGATGAGGCATAGGCTTCTCGTATCGCACTCATTTTTTTCGTTAACTGAGTCATCTTACAACGCAGTGGCTCCAGCAGCCTCTCCATTTCCTGGTATGTCATGTGATCTCCACTTTGCTGGCTGGCTGTAGTATATCCTCATTACGGAAAACAACAGCACATTCTTTCCAGCCATTTTGGTCCGGGTCTGGTCGAACAGCGTAGCTGATATTGCATTCTTCCGAGATGTAAATATGCGAAACCGTCCCAATCATAGGCATGACACGAAAATTCATGTGGGGATTGACCCACCCCTCGCACCGCACCCGATCGCCCACCTTGAACTTGGCAAATGCCTTGCGATACACCGACCGAAGGGTTTCGATCTCCTTTTCGAGAACCTTGATCAATTCCTTTTTCTCCGCAATCTTAGTCCTTACATAAGGGAGGTCCATGAGTGCTTCCTTTCTCGCAGTCCACAAAGCCCCACTGCCGCACGCGACCAGAGGTTATGACCAAAGACCAATTCACGCCCACGGTGACAACATTGTGGGCGAACTTGGCTGGGCGAAAAAGAATAGAACCAGGGCCTCTCCAGGCAACACCCTTGCTGGTGTACTCGTAGTAGCCCCCGTAAAGGATGACTGCCCAGAAATGCCAAGGATGAGTATGGCAGTGTGGGTGCTTGACTTTGGCTTCCAGTTTATGGAGATAGATATTGAGCCAGGGGGTTTTCAGGATGGAGAAGCGAGTGAATTTCTCGCCAATCTCTTCCCAGCCGATTTCCTTGTGAGGCAACCAGCGGCGGAGTTGTTGCTCGATCCAGGCACCGAAGCCCATGTCAGCCTCCGGAGTTAAACTGCTCCTCGTGCCACAGCCGCAAGTATTCTTCGACCCTCGCCTTTTGCCGGGCGAGTAGCTCGGCTTCCCTGGCCTTCTTCTGGGCTCGGTTAAGCCTTATTTGCTTCCTTCTGGCCTTGGAGCGGAGTCGGGCACGGTCACGGGGAGTTAGGGCAGAAACGTGTCGCACCGCCTCCTGAAAAGCCTTTTGGGCCTCCTCCTGGCTCTCTGCCGCCATGAGCACTTCCTCGGCCTTTTCCCGTTGTTCCTGTTCTGATTGCGTCATTTCGTCCTCTTACTGTTCAATCGTGAAATCGGTGTATAGGGGAACATCCATGTCACGAGGGTCGGCCCAGAAGCTCTCATCGCGGTTGAAAGAGGCGATCACCTCCTCATCAACCACCAAGTCTCTTCCTTCGATGGCCACTTCGTCGGCATCATACGTTCCAACAAGGTTATCGCCCTTGTAACATTTCACCAACATGCTTGAATCCTTAATACTTGTAGTTCTCCGAGTACAGCTGATCCGTCAGGTCAGACGGCGACAGGTGCTTCTCAGCTGTGATATCGACGCCGTCCTCTTTGAAGCGAGCAGCCATGTCCTGAACTTGCTTCCAGGCGACATGGCGTGGCAAGCCAGGCTGTGCGTGAGGCGAGATATTCTTCAGAAGCCTGGCCAGGAACCAGTTGCGTGTCTGTGTCAGTCCATTGGAGAGATCGTACTGCTGTGGGTTGTTGTTAAACCCAAGAAGGGTGAAAACGTCCTCCGGGTCGAGCCAGAGCAGGCTGTTAGTGAGCGGAGGCTTGCCCTCTTCGTACTCGTGGGGGATCGGCCGCACCTTGCACATTTCGATGAAGTGAATGAGCAGCCGCACCCAATTCTTCAGGGCGTAGGCGTCCTTGGAAATACCAGCCTCACCAATACGAACCTCAATCGTCCGGCGGTCGTTGTTGCCCTGTTGGAGAGCCTTACGCATCTGGTTGCAGTTGAGGCTGTAGTATTTCACATCGCCCACTTCATCAGTCCACTCCTTGGGCGACAGCACGGTGTTGTGCTGAAACTTTGTGGAGAGGCCGGTGAACTGGCAGTAGCGGTTCCGCTTCCGTTCCGGGGGCACGCTGTCCATGAACACTGGCTCGCACTTGATCCAGTGGGCAATTACCGAGGCACGCTGTTCGTCGGTGAGGTCGGCAACTTCAATATGGACGTGGACAGAGCAACGGTGATCCGCCTCGATCTCAGGATTACGGGCCAGGCCGTCCACCACGCGGCAAGTCTGGAGCAGACCTCTCCAGCCCTTGAGCGGCGGCGTCACAACTTCCAGGCCGCAGCTGCTGTCCGGTTTCACGACCCACTTGTCGTTCTTCTGAGTGTGTTCCCACTCCCGGATTTCCACGCCTTGCTCACAAAACTTCCCAACTTCGCGAGCAATGGCCTCAATACCGGCCACTCGCTTGCCCGGGTCCGGCCGTGACTTCTTGTCAAAGGCATTGAGCTCAATCTCGATGCCGAAGCGACGGTTGCTGGAGAAACTCAGCGTCGGGAGTTTGGCCTTCTTCTTGGCAGTGGTAGCCATGTCTACACCTTTCGGTTCTCGAATATGAAAGTAAAAGTGATCACCCCAGAGAAGAACATCCTCTTGCGTTGTAGTCATAACTTCCTATTCGACGCAATAACTATTTAGCGATCTGGTAGGCACCTACGCCAACTTTATCCACCTGCCGGCCCATCTTGCCGAATTTGAGGCGGGCATAAGTCAGGTGCTTGCGAAGGGCTGCCTCCCCAAGAGAGTAGTGCTTAAACCTCTCGGAGAGATTTTGTAAGGAAACAATGTCGCCGGCCTCAAGGGTCTGTTCGATGAATTGCCTAATCTCCAGAGCCTGGGCAAGTAGTCGCTGCCGTGGCGTCTTCCCAGCTAGATGCGTTATCTTCCTCTCGACCAGGTCATACTTGGGTTCGAGGACTTTATAGTTCGGGTCGCATAAGGACTTGGCAAGGGCTGGTAGAGCCAGCACCTGCACTTCCTCCTTGGGCTTTACGACCGAAACTTCCGCGTTCTGAGCCTTGGAGAATTCAATCAGTTGTGGGAAGTTGCCTAATTCTGTGAAGAAATGTCGATTATCGACCATCTTCAGCATTAGACATAGACCTTCATGATTCATGGCATTCATCTCCCTCTCAGGCCGGGGACAGTTGCTCCTGCTAGTGCTATATCGGCAATCGTGGGGCGGAAGATTAGCCGATCACTCTTCACCGTCTGCTTCATTGACTTCCTCTTCCTTGGCGACCTTCTCCTGCATCGCCTCAACAGCCTGGCCAAAGACAGTCATATACTCCTGAACTTCTTCAGCTGACTTGGCATCAACAAGAGCAGGACACTTGAGAAGTGCGTCTAACGGCACGTCGTTGCGTTCCAGAGCAGACTTAAATTTGATCTCTTGCCCACCAGCCCACGGTTCATTGACCTTATAAGTGCCGGAACCACAGCCTGCGATACGCTCAGTCTGTATTAGAAGCTCCAAGAGACCACTGAATGGGTTGATGCCCTGGTCGAAGAGGAGATTCATATTTCTCGCTTCAACAAACGGCTTGAAGCACTTGTTCTTCACGTTCCGGACTGTAACACCCATGCCGATTACGTTGTCCAACTTGTCGGTAAACCGCTTCTCAGCCTTAGTCTTAAGTCTTAAGCTCGTGTAAAAACCAAGAGCGTTCCCGCCGGTGGTCGTTTCGGGCGAGTTATGGACAATGGCCCCGTCAACAATGTAAGTTGAATTATCTTCAATAGTCAAATCAAACTTACGCTTCGATCTAGTTGTCGGCTTCTGGTAAATATCCAGAATTTCTGATTCTACAGCCTGATACCTAATAACTGATTCGTCTACCTGTTCGATCTCATAATTAAACTGTCCCCGGTATTTGGGATGCAACTTATATTCCATCGACGGATGAACGTATGGGGCAACAAGTTTGTGCAACCTGTCAGTATTCTCAGAATCAAACCGAAAACCATTGCGAAACATCTTGGCATCAAGACCAAATCTTCTCTTCAACACCTCCAGCATCCGTTCTCTATTGGCAAACTTCTGGCAGTAGATGCTCGCTTTTCCATTGCCCCATTTCTGATAATTGCCAGCGAATGTGCCGTCGTCTAAATACCAAACAGCCAATCCGAGTACATCAAGACCGTCAATAACTTCGTGTGGGATGAAACTATCTTCGGTCATGCCCTGCATGCCCCGAAGTTCGTACATCGGAATAGTATCAAAACAATACCGATGATCTTTATCTTCCGTGTAACTTATCCACGGTTCCATAATCTCTTGTTTCCACTGGCAATAGCTCTTTTGTTCTATGCCATGACCAACTCGCAGCTGGACGCAGCTATCATCACCTTGCATACGCAAGGAGCCATCCCCAAGAATGGAACCGTACACAAGTTGTTTCTGGTCTTGGGTAAGATAATATGGCTGACCAACCATCATTTTGTCACCAACATTTAGCTTACCCGCCTGAATTTCACGCCACGGCTTATCCCCAGGATGAACCTGTACTGCTGGGACAAAAATCTTATGATTCGGCGTACAAGCAAACTGCGTTCTGCCGTTGCCGCCACGTTTTCTAACGACGAATTGCAAGAAACACTCATTGTCCTGAAGATTGCCATTATCGTGCCAAGCCACAACCCGCTTCGGCTCAATATTGCCAGTCTTGTAATTGAAAGACATTACGTTAACAGGGAGCTTCTGGTTGACGATCTTGCCGATCTTCATCGTGGAACCATCGGCAAGCTGAACTCGACTATCGTAGTGAAAGCACCCAAACATGACGCCTATGCGTTGTCTCACCTGGTTAATGAAGAGAACTGCTGTGTTACTTTCCTCGATAAGCGGAGTAAGCTGACGCATCGCCTTGGAGATGGTCTTTGCCCGCTCGCCAGGCATGTCCTTGGCTTTGAGTTGCTGTTCCTCGGTCATTTCCGTCTCCGCGTATTCACGGTCACTGGGAGAAGCCGCAATGGAGTCGTAGACGATGACGATCGGCTTTTCGGGGCCGAACTTTTCCCTGATCTTCCGGATCGCTGCCATCATCTTGGCAAACGCCCGCTCCAGCGAGTCGGCCTTGAGCACCAAGACCTTACTCGTCTCCAAATGAGACGCCTTCTGAGCGAACTCCTTGTTGAGCGTGTTTTCCGCGTCCAAGAAAAGGGCAAAACCGCCAGCCTTCTGACAACCCTTAAGAATATTCGTTGCGAAAAGGGTCTTACAAGAAGAAGAAGGGCCAAAAATTTCAATTACCTTGCCAGAAGGAATACCGCCCCCAACAAACCGCCCACTGCACAAATAATTAAGAGCAAGATTGCCGGTGTCGATCCACTCCTTCACCGCATCTGTAGATTCCAAAATTTCGCCGCCAATGGCAGCAGCCAACTCTGCAAAAGGGTTGTTATCTCCTGTTGCCTTATCTTTCTTCGGCATAGTTCTCCTGTTACAATTCTGTTAAGAAAGTATCTTCTTTGTCCAGACAACCATTCAAATAATCGATTGCTCGCTGAAGCAAGCGTATATCATCATTGAACTTGCCAACTCCATTATTACAATCATTGCACAGCCATCCCCGAAACTCGTCAGTCAGATGATTGTGATCTAGCACCAAGTCAATCTCTCGCCTGCAAATAGGACAAACCAACAAATCAGGCTTCTTATTTTCTCGATGCAACTTTGACCTAACACGACTCTGGTGCCCCCTGCAAGTATTGCAGGTATGCTTACGCAGCACGCCACTTGGAAGAGTATTGTTAATTGGAAATTCAATAATGTCTTTCCATTTCCCACATCCCTTGCATTTCCTCTGTTCCATTTGAGTTTGCTGCCTAAGAAACAAGGGGGTGAGTAGTCACCCCCTTCACAAGAACCAATATTCTTAATTAGCCGATGTCGCCGTCTGCCACATCGAGCTTCTGCAAGAAGTCGTCTTCCAGCACGGCCTTGTCCTCGTCATCAAGTTCTGGCTTGACAAGTGCTGGCGGTGCCTGATGATCTTGCTTTGGCTCGGCAGGCACGTCGGAAATGATGACTTGCCCGGTCGATACGCCGATGCCAAGCTCGGCCAGATCGAAGCCGACGCGGGGGTCCTTCTCCACCTTGCGGTGGATGCGAATCTCACGCTTGAGATCCTCGGCTGGCTTGCATTCACGGAGGGTCGTTAGGTCGAACCTTCCGGCCAGGAACGCCTCGATTTGCTCTTCCGTACCCAGTGGAGACGGATCGAGAAACTTGGAGTCCTCGTAGTAGGGGTACTTCTGGCCGTCGTTGCCCACCTTGGTCTTCTTCAGAATCTTGAAGTGGCGACCTTCGTGAACGTCGGTCACGTCCCCCAGGGCCGGCTCCATCTCTTCGTCGGACCCAAGCATTGCACGCAAGATGCGAGCGAATACCTGCTTGCCGACAGACAAGATAAGCGTCGTGTTCAACTTGTTAGGCTGGTTGTTCCGGTACTGGCCGGTTTGGGAAAGGACAACGCAGTTGAAGTAGTACCTCTCAACCGGCTTGAGTCCCCGGGCTTCAGCCTGGAGTGCGTCTGCCTCGGCCTTGGGCTTGTTGTTCTTCGACTCTTTCCAGAGCCAGTTGTAGTAATCACAAATGGGACAAAGGCCCTGCCACCGCTCCCCAACGAGCTCTCGCGGGCAGTGTAGCTTTTGATTGTTGATTGAGTGGATGCGTGTGCTTTGGTAGATGTCCCGTATCTTGCCGGTCTTGGCCGGGAGAATGCGAACAACGACGAGACCGTCGCTTTCCGGCATCTTAACAAAATTGTCCATGAAAGTACCGCTGCTCGCCATTTGGCCAGGGGCGGTAGAAACCCGTTTTAATTCGCTGCGAAGTTCGCTGAGGTCTAACATTCCGTTCCTCTAAAGTAAGTAAGTTGTTGTTCACAGTTGTAGAAGACATTTATCTTCTACATTAGAGATCGTCAATTAGTCCTGTGAACTTGAACCAAATTGGTATTAACTTTTTCCAGATAGGAAAGAACATAACGACGTGATTAAAATTCACACGTCGTTATGCACAAGTATAATCGGCAAGTATGGGTGTTAACTTCACTAATGAGATGGATTTAATCGCAATTGTGAAATAAGATAGAAGTGTAATTGACGTTAAGATCGTTAGAACCTTAACTCATCAAGAGGTACGCCAGCATTGCTTCCTTGCACGGAAACATATCTTCGGCCGTCCGAGCCTTTTCCCAGGTAATCAAGCACAAAAACATCCCGATCCCCGTCAACGGTACGCCATACGGCCCGCCGCATTATGTGGTTTCCACGCATTTCCATTACCCAGTCGATGGGGTCGTAATACTTCAGTACATTACCATCTTCATCCACAATTCGCTGGGGGCATGCCGACATTCTCGCCAGGTTGGTGTTAAACTCGAACCGTTTGATGGCACTGTCCAGGTCGTCAAATACAACCTCTTCCTTGGTGGCCCCCGTATCCCTTGTGACGTTTTTCCACTTTCCTTCATCCAAGGGGAAGCTCCAATTAAACTGTACCCTGTACTTCAAATCTCCTCCGCCGGCTTTACTCCATTGCCGGCCGACTGGTCGGCTGTCTCGGGATTGGTGGTGAAAACAACTTCTGCCTCGCCGCCGACCTTCCTCTTAAGTACGTCAGGGCCAATGGCGATCTTGCTCAGGTCGGGAGGGTTCTTTGCAGC